GTAACATCATTTAAAAAAAATTCATCAACACGACCTTTGCCAATAGGCGTTAATTTTTGGCCACCCTCTAATTTATAAAAACCATCTTGTGCTAAGAAAAAAATACTATTACCAAAAGATGCAACACTTTTTGGAGCAAAAGCTCCTATATTGTCAGCTACTTTATTAAACTGAAATATTAAAGGACTTCCAACATAGTCCATTCTGTAAATTGCTCTTTCCATAAAAACAATTCCAAAACTTTCTCCACCAACAACTGCTTGAACTGATCCATGAGTTCCAACAATATCTTGAAAACCAGATTGTGTTGTTTGACTTGGTGTCCATGTAGAACTATCATTTAAACCAGACCACTTAACACGTTGATTGTAAACTGTTCCAGACTCAGTTGTAAATCCAGCAACAACAAAATCTCTTATTACAGCTAAAAATTTTGCTTTAATACTTACTAAATCAGAAAATGCACTATCAACGCCCTCTTCAAATTTTTGTATATTATCAGCTCCATTTGTTGCAATTATATTAGCTCCAAATTGTGTAAACTGCCAAAAGTCTCTTGATCCCTCAGTAGTAGAATTATTATATCCACCAGACTTTGATTTATCTTGAAAAACAAGACTACTATCCATTTGATACAATTTAGTTGTATCTCCAGCATAGTTTGTTGATCCACCAGCACTAAAACTTGTAAATAATCCAACTGGCGTTGTGTTTAATCCAGTGCCACTTAATGGAACAAATCTTGGAAAAGATTTATATCCTTTTGCTAGCGGAATTACACCATCAACTTTAATTGCGCCAGAATTTTGATATGACGGAAGATCAGCTTGTAGCTGTCCAAATTCTACTTGTGGCATTATACAACTCTAAGTGCAGACATTTGTAAAGGCGTAGCAGAAGTTCTTCCTCTTTGTGCTGTGTTGTTTGCTGTTTTAGTTCCCTCTTGATAAAGTTGAGCCCATATAGGTAAACGTTCATCTTGCACTAAAAATGGTGCCGTTTCTGCCAAACTTGCATACAAATACAAATCAGGTAAATTTGTTAAAATACTATTTGTGGTATTGCTATCTGATAATGCAGTTG